TGATAATGCTAACATTTATCAATACTCCGTCAATTTGATTGAGGTCGCTTCGTACCAGATGGTATTGTTGAAGGTCTTCTTGTGTGCAAAAACAGGATCGTCTATCCTAAACAGGCCAGAACGATATTCATTATCCAGGTCGTTCCAGTAAATGACCGTCACCTTGGAGAGTTTCTGCAGATACTGAACGACAAGTGCGTGTTCTGCCTGCGAGTGCTCTCGGATGGTGAACTGTATCTCAGTCCTGTAGTGCATAGATTCATACACATGCCCCACACCGTCTATATCATCGTGCTGTGCTAATATTTTTCGCTTGTAGGGAGTACACCTCCATGAAGTCCTGTCCATCAAACTTATTGGAAGCGGTACTCCCTCAATCATAATCAAATAATCATTCATACAATCCACCGCCTGTTCTTATACGATGATTTTTATTTGCTTCTACTGTCACAGCCACCAGCGCATCCTCTTTGACATTTGCATTGACATTCAGAACAAACTCAGAGAGACCTTTTTCTATGGATCTGCTGATTACATCCGCCATTGATGCAGAATCCATACCGGAAGGAGTCGTCACAGGAGCATAAGCGGCATTTGCTGTTTCTGCCATCGTATTGCTGACAGCGTCAAGTATCTCTTGCGAGTGAGAATTAAATCCTATAAGATAACCTTCGGAGCTATATGCGCCAATCTCTTCAAATTTCTTTGAAGGGCTCTTGATCTCCAGCTCCGTCTTTGCCGCCTTAACTGCTTCTGCAGCCATCAGCTTGATAGTCGCTAATATCTCACCCTGTCCGGACTTGATACCCTCGACAATACCCGCTGTGATATTTTTTCCGATAGGCTCAAACTGCTTTTTACCCATCGCATTATCAGCGGTTCGGACAGCCTCTTCTCCGACCTTCTGAATAGCCGCATTGACATCGGGAGCCTTGCTCTCTATGCCCTGCTTTGTGGAGTCCATAGCCGTCTCACCGGTCTTTGTAAAGTCCTTCGCTTTGTTAGTGGTTGCCTCCTGCGCATCTTCCACAGTGGTCTCTGCAGCGGTGACTACTTCATTAGCTTTCGCTTCATGGCCTTCAACTATACCCTGAACAAATGATTCACCGGCATTTGTACCGGCATCAAGGTAAGTATTGACGATATCAGCCGTTGCATCTGCCTTTAACTGCAAAGCCTCGTTATACTGCGCCACATATCCGGTCAGATCATCCATATTCAACAGAGCTTTGATATATCCGTTGCCCTGCGGTCCCATCTGCGCTAACTGCTCAAGGAGTGCATCGCCCTGTCCGCCGATCTGATCAGCAAGAGCGGAGAAATTGTTTTCCCATTCAGTCAATCCCTCAATCTGGCTCTCGAGGTTGCTCTGAAGTTCCTGAGCAGTAACCTTTGTACCTTCATTAAACTGGTCAAAAAGGCTTATCTGACTCTCAATAGAGCTGTTGACAGCCTCAACAAAATCCTCCAGCTCATCCTCTGACATCTTGAGCTGTTCAAATCCGCTCGTAGCGCCTGCTGCAGCATCACCACTTGCAGTAGTTGCCGCTGCGTTTTCCGCAATCTTCTGCGTGAGAATCTGTTCTTCTTCGGATAGGTCCGCTGTGGCGGCATCGAGTGCACTGATCTCGCCTTTTGTCTCCGCTACAGCATGACCAGCTTCAAGGAATGCATCTCTTGCAATAAGAGTTGCCTCTGTACTTGCTTCAAGGTCTCCATTCCATGTACTCTGTATCTCTGCCAGCCGTTCCTCTTCATCAGCAAATTGTACTTTTGCCTCAGCAAAAGCCGCCTCTTTTTCTGTCAGATCCGGAAGGAGCTTCTCTCTTTGTATATCAAGGTCAAGCTTCTGCTTGGCAATCTCTGTCAGTCGCTCTTGTGCGGCCTCTGCATAAGCCTGAGACTGCATAGCCTCGATATTTGCCTTTATCGCATCGGTGCTCATGTTAAGCGCACCGGTATGTTCATTTATTGACAGATTCAGACCAGGATAAGCGGCGTTCAATTCGCTTACAATAGATGTCTGCTGTGCTATTGCTTCGGAGAATCCAGGAGCGCTGGAGTCCTGATACTGTGTATTGAGGCTGATAAGCTCATCAACAAGCCTATCACAGGCCGCACCCTGAGCATCAAGATCAGATATACTCTGTTCGTATGCCTGTTTGGATTCATTGACAGAGGCTGTGAGCTTACGTGTCTCTGCGATCAGCGGAGTGGTCTGCTTGTTAAGTTTTAGCTGTTCCTCTCCTGCCTTTGCTACGTTCCTGGCATATGCTACCATCGCATTGCCGGCTATCAAAACGGCTTCAGCTATGGCAACCACAGGATTGACAGCAAGTTCCGCATTGAGCAGTGCTTGCGCCGCCTGTGCGCCCTCTGTGGCTATCTTATATGTGCCCCATGCCTCTATCAGAGTGACAAGGACCGAACCGATTTCATCTGCATTGTCTATCAGCTCAGTAAGTCCATTGACAATCTGGGGCATATGGTCAACAAGGTCATCAACTACATCCGTGATGAGCCTGCTGGCAGATTCTCCGAGCCTGTCAAGGGACACACCAAGGTCACCATTGACAATAGCATCGTTAAGCTGTCCGATAGCCTCTGTGGCACCCTCAACACCCTCTTTGAGAGAATCGTCAAAGGCATCATAGGTGGAGATTGCCAGACCTTCCAGAGCACTCTTCAGAATGGTGATTTTACCCTGCAGATTGTCCTGCATGGTGTCCGCCATCTCTTTAGCTACACCGTTGCAATTATCCAGAGCAGATGAAAGCTTCTCCACATCAGATGGAGCAGCATTCATCAGAGCGAGGAAGCCTGACATCGCATTCTTACCAACAATAGCAGATGCGGCAGAGGCTTTCTCGGATTCTGACAGACTACTGAAAGCTACACGACAATCAGCAAGTATGTCTGACAGCTCTCTCATGGATCCATCAGCCTCTGTGGTCTGAATAACCACATCACCCATGGTTTTGCTGTGAATCTTGACCTCGCCATTCAACTCCTGCATGATTCTGCGGAGTGATGTACCAGCCTGTGAGCTTTTGATGCCAGCATTCGCCATCAAGCCTATGGCTTCGGCTGTGTCCTCTACAGAAAATCCCAAAGCGCCGGCAACAGGAGCGCAATACTTGAATGTCTCACCCATCATGGAGACATTTGTATTTGCATTACTCGAAGCCGCCGCAAGGACATCTGCAAAGTGTCCTGCATCCTGTGCCGTAAGCCCGAACGCTGTCAGAGCATCGGTCACAATGTCTGAAGTGGTGGCAAGGTCTTCACCGGATGCCGCCGCCAGACTCATGACACCCTCGATACCGTTCAGCATATCCTCGGTCTTCCAGCCTGCCATCGCCATGTAGTTCATAGCATCAGCCGCCTGGGAAGCGGAGAACATAGTTGTCGAGCCCATCTCTTTGGCTTTTTCCGTCAGAGCGTCAAGATCTGATCCGGTAGCACCGGAGACAGCCTCAACCTTGCTCATAGAAGTCTCAAACTGTGAGCCCATCTCAATACACTGTTCACCTATCTCCTTTATGCCGCTCACAAGCTTCTCAAGGGCTTGCTGGAGCACCTGACCGGCGAAGACAGCCAGAGCAGTCTGTCCGAAGGACATTGTCTCCTGTTCGGCTTCCTTTACCTCGTTGCCATATTGGTCAATACTGTGAGCGGTTTTATCTGCTGACTTTTCAGCCTCCTTCATGTAGATATCATTTGTCTTGAGCTCATTGTCAAGGTCTTGCAATTCTACATTCGCATAATTGAGGCTTGTCTGGTATTTATTTGTAGCGTTCTGAGCAGAGAGATAGTCCTTCTGGGCTATATCCAATCTATTCGAAAGCTCTTGAACCTTCTGCTCCTGCTTGGCTATCTCTTCCGTAGCCTCAGGCATGGTCTGCCTCATCTTGTCGAGGGCCTTCTGCTCTTCCTCATACTCTTTTGTGAGTTTATCAACCTTTTCAGCGGCAGTGGCTTCTTTATTCGTAGCCGCTTCAAGGGCCTGCTCATAGACCTTGACCTTTTGAGCCTGCTGATCATACTGCCTCTGCAATACATTCTGCTTACTCGTCAATGCCTCAAGAGAGTTTGCACTGCTCTTAAACTGTTGTTCAACAGTCTTCATTTCAGACCTTAAAGTCTTCTGGGCAGTGTTGATATTCTGTATTGCCTGTCTATACTGTTGTTCGCCTTCGAGCGCTATTGATACGCTGACTTTATTCTTTCCAGCCATGTCAATCACCTGTCAATTTATAATACATCCAGACTCGCAACTTGCAGATCCTTCGCTGTCTGGTATACAATCTTATTCGTTTCAAAATTGTATTGAAGCTTCCACACTTCAAACAAATCTTGCCATTTTCCAAAGTACATATGGCGCACTTCGGAAAAGGTCAAGCCCATCCTCATACCAATGATGTATATATAATCAAAATCTAACGGGTCTGGGCTTTCGACTTGCGGTCTGTCTGGGAGTTTTTTTTTCCGAACATACACCGGTCATATTCGATAACCACCATTGACCAAAGGTCATAAATTGGTATTTCAATGTTGCGGATGATATCCTACGGTGCAAGGGTTTCTGCTTCCTTCCCAAGAGCCGCCGCATTTATTTCTATGCCCTCATTGACCATCAAGGGCAGTATTGCGTTCATAGCATGGATATCAAAATGGATCCGCTCATAATCAAAGGTGCCATCCTCTCTGAATATCCTGTTCCCGTTAGAATCAAACTTTGGTCTCATGCCTTTGAGCTTTAGCTCATACTCAAAAAGATTCTGATACTCATTCTGTAATTCCTCTAACACATAGAGGTCACATTTATAGGGATATTTCTTCTTGCCGATTTGCAAGGTGTTGAGTTTTTCCATGATCTGAAACTCCGTAGAATACAAAAAGGAAGCCGTGACCTGTGAGGATACACAAGCCACGGCATTGTAAAGGGGATAAAAGTATATAGGAGGGCAGATTATTCCGCTGTCCTTTCATAGTAGGCGGTGCCATTCACTACAGTGGTGTCACCGGTCAGATAGTAAACGTATGATCCAGATTCTCCGGTTCTTACGTACCAACCTTCTGCTGCAGGGTTATCATCATCATCGGGAGTAACTTCGGTGTATGTACCAGGATCAGCAGAGCCACCGCCAAATTGGGTCAGAATCCAGTTGTAAGCTTCTGCGGCTGTGGTAAAGTTGGGAGATACAATCTTCCATACTCCATCAGATTCCTGTGCTACGGCTTTACCGGAGAGAGTAGGAGTACCGAAGGATATCGAATCACCCTTCGTGGTGTAGTCCTGAGCGCCTTCGGTAAACTTAACCTTGCACAGTACACAAGCCTGATACTTCTTTACGTTGCTCTCGATCTTGTCTACAACAAAACCATAACCAACGAAGGGAGAAGAGTCACCAGCTTTATGGGTAACTGTAGGGTTTGAGCCTGTACCGGTTGCTGTATGTCCGAAAAGGATCGTAGCAGCTACGACAGGGAGCGAGTCGATGGTTGCAGTGATATCTGCATCCGTAAACTCTTTTACGTACTCAGCGAGCACATTGTCAGCATAGAGTGAGCCTTCCTTTGAGTTGGGGGTCACGTTCGTAGCTGTCAACTTGCCACACTGGAAAATCTGGCCTGCTGCATAGGTGTTATCAGCAGTCCAAGGGGCTATGATGGGTTTTGAAAGTCCAAAATATGCCATGATCTTATCCTCCTTGTGAGAATTTAGACTGCCTTCTGTATGTAGAACAGCAGTCGCCTGAGTTGTATCGTGTCTTTTACATCTTCCTCATCCATAAATACCTGGATAGATTCGATGTAGTAATCAAGGCCCCTCAGATAACTCTTGATGGCGGCCTTGTCTGAGAAGTAGTTATAATTCTCCGGTACGTAGTAGCTCAACTGGATAGTGGCTTTTTCGATGACCACATCATTGTCGGCTGCCAGTTCCGGCTCCTCGTTCTCGTAGGTAAACACCGCAAATCTCTGCTCTTTACCCTTGTATACATCCTGTTTGACAGGACATTTGATTATATCTTTAAGAGCTAAAAGCTCGGGATTCAGATTCATTCTGCGCCTACCTTTTCATTGTAAATATCCTGTGTTTTCTTCAAGACTGCGGCCTCGACAGCTTTCGCCGCTCTGTCAAGATATGGCTTTGCGGCTTGATGTGAGTTTCCATGCTCAAGCCACCATGCAATATCATTGTTGGTGAGATTGCGTTTACCGGTACCGCTTTTACGCTTGCCACCCTTTGAGGGCTTACCGTAAACCGCAACTCCCATGATAAAGCCATCATCAATAGATTTGATGCCACCCTTCCAAGGTTTAAAGGAGTTCACCAGCTCTGTCCTTGTGTTATCCTTGATCACAGACCTTGCGCTGTCCTTTACGGATTTCTCAAGCAAAGGAGTACACTCTTCAAGCGCCTCTTTTGCTATCTCTTCAAAATCCGAGTCTAGCAAATCACTCATAAAGTCTGTAGGGATTTCACATTGAAATTTAGCCATCACTCAACCTCTGTACACAGTAGCTCATACTGATGTGTCTTTAAATTCTTCACAGGATCCTTAATGAGATAAGGGACAGTATTATATATCAGTTTCTGCGGTCTGATACGCTTTGTAACAACCACATTCGGATAATCAACCAGGATCGGGCTACCCGGTCCGATGATCGCCGTTTCGTAGTCGTCTATATCAACCGCCAGTTTGATATCTACGTGCCAGCCCTCATGCTCACCGGTAATCTTGTCGGAGATTTTTACGGACATCTCGGTCGCTGATATCTCTGTCGCAATATCTACAGGCTGTGTGTCAAAACCATCTGCATCGGCTGAGCTGTCTATTGTTGTAATCAATAAAACCTCTTCAAGTCTCATGATCTGTAATCTCCACATCCTTGCATCGCATTACGAAGATTCTCATAGGCATCCATGAACTTGCCACTATTGCCCTGATAGTCTGCGTTGGCTTTGCAATAATACTCCACCGCTTTATCAATAAGCGGATCGTCCTTCGGCTCGCCTGTCGCATCTTTAACCGCAATCCCTGCCATCGTAAGAGCAGAAAGGCAGGAATTTATATCCCTGCCAATCTGTTCATCGAGTTTATTGTTAATAATGCGCATCGAGTCCTTAATCATCGCTACGCTATACATAGACCGCCTCCTTTACTGGAGACGCTCATAGTATGTAGTCTCCGCATCAACAGTAGTGTCTTCGCTCAGCTCAAAAGAGCCGGCGCCGTCAGACTCCCACCATCCTTTCTCAACAGGATCCTCAGTTCCGGCCGGTGTAACCTCCTCGAACTGCTTCGCCTGCTCTGCAAGGAACGAGTCTATCAATGCCGATTTATTAGCCCCAGAGATGATATAACCCAGCTCAACGGCTAGAGTCTTTATCTCGGCAACTGTCATAGCTCCGAGCTCTGTCGCTGAGTAGATCTCATCACCGCTGGGGTCTATGAGTTTTTTACTGTCAGGGTGACAAGGCTATTCTTGTCAACTACGGCACCATCTGCGAGCATGATGCACTTTGTTACCTCATCGTCGGTATCCTCATCGGTGTATCTCTTGATGGTAGGGTTCAGGTTGGTGTTGAGGAAGTAGTCCTCCATCCTGAACAGGAAAGCAACAACAGTGTCAGCTGCTACAGTTCCGCCAACATAAGCAGGAAGTACAGAGGTAAACTCTACATGTCTGCCGAACAGGTTGTAAGAGGGCTTACCGTCGATACCGCT